ACTTTTATATGGTCATTCAGCATTATATTGGAGTATTCTAAAAGGAAATTTAAATATAGTTAAATTAATATTAAATAAAAATTATATTCCTACTAATAATGAAATAATTGCAGCTAAAGATAAAGGAGAATTACATAAAGAAATATATCAATTAGTAAAAGATTATCATATAGAAAAAAATAAAAATAAATCATTTGTAATTGAAATTTAATTTTTTTATAATTCAAAATTAACTTCCAATACATCAGTATATTGTAATTGATGATAAATTATACATCCTAAAACATATGTGAAATTATTTGTTTTATCAAGTAAATAATTTTTTAATTTATAAGTTCCTTGTATATTATTTTCATATTTAGGAATAAGTATATCTAATTCTTCTATACCATCAGTTCCATCATAATTCTTTAATTTATCTTTCATATCATCAAGATCTTTTTCTTTAATCCAGTGATGCATGGCTTCACTTTCATCTCTACCATAATATGCAGTTCCACCAAATTGCATCATATCACCACTTGATTGTCTACCAAAAACAAATTTATATTCAACACCTGTATTGAAGAAAGCATAACGACCCATCTTGTATTTATATATATAATTATAATTCATATTATTATATATTGTTAATAAATCAATTTTTACCAAGCACTATTATCTACTTTCTGTATATAGGGAGGTTTAGGTAATCCTGCTATAGTATTTCCACGTAATTTCTCAGCATAAGAACATGCCCAAGATACACCTCTTCTTACATATTCGAGATTTCCATTCATTTGAAATTTATTACGAATCATACGTAAACTTCTTTCTTGACTTATTTCAACAAATTGTAACCATTCATAATCTTTTAATATTTTTTCTTCTTTTTTAATCATATTATTTAATTCATTAATGTTATCTATAGCAATTTCAATCTTTTTATTTAAATTATCAATATCAATTTGCTTTAATTTTTTATTTTTTTCGATTGAATCTCTCGATTTATCAATTAATAGTTTATTTTCTACTATTTCTTTCATACATTCACTTATTTCTTTTTTAGTCTTATATATAATAGTATCATATGTTGTAGTTCCATCTCCTTTAAAATAATCTAAAGTCCATCCATAATCTCTATCACGTATTATATCATTAACAATAAATTCATATTGAGGTATTATATCTGTTGAATTAATAATTTCATCTATAGGTCGTTTATCAATATACATATCCATTTGTAAGTTTATAATGAATTAATATATTATTTTATGTTTAAGTTATAAAAAAATTAACAAAGTTTCTTTGCATAAGGATTATCCTCAAACAAATCCTGAATGTCTTCATCTTCAAGAATAGTCTTAAGTAGATCATTAAGATTTAGCTTCTCTTTGATATGTTTAATAAAATCCTTAAAGTCTTGAATATCTTCAATGTGTCTTGTAAAATCCTTTTTCATAGATTCCTCATCATATGAATCACGAAATTTAATTAATACTTCTTCTTCAACTGATACGGAAGTTGTTTCTGCGGAAGCTGTTTCTGCGGAAGATGCTTCTTTAGTAGCTGTCTCAGAAACTTCTCCAGATTCTCTTGCCTGACGTTCAGCATCTGCCATCTTAATCAATCTTAGACATTCGTCATATCTTTCATTAATAAAAATTTCTTTACCTGGATGTCTTTTAATATAATCATTTCTTCCTGTTTCAAGTAGATTATATACATCTTCACCAGCTTTATTTTTATGACGAATATCAGCACCACGATTAAGAAGAACATTAATACATTGATCACTACCATAATAAATTGCATCAAATAGACATGTATTTCCTGAAAGAGTTGAAGAAATGGCATTTACATATTTTGATACATTATCACATGAATCAATAATTGAAGAAAGAATTTCCTGCTTATTAGATTTGCAGACTCTATGAATAATATAAATATTCAACCGAGTTTTCCAATCAATATCTCTTGATTTCTTATATCTTACAAACTCCCAAATTTTCTTACGCAAATTCTCAATCTTTGTATAAACTGATTCTGACGAATATAAAATAGTATCAAGATCATCTCTTATAGCTCTTGGAACATAATTTTGATTTACATCTTCTGGAATTTTCTTAACTGTATTAGTTGATGGTTCAGGTCCACCTCCACCACTAGCACCACTAGCTACAGAAATATTATCATTAGTTACTTCTTTGGGAGTAGTCTTATTTCTTCTTACTGTCTCCCATTCAATAGTAGATTTATCAAGGTTATTAAATCTGCTCATTTTAAATTATACAATCTTCATAGATGATCAATAGAATATAGTATATTCAATTTTTTTAAATAGCTTTATACAATTAAATAAATTATATTAAAAATCTTTTAGTTTAAAAACAAAGAATTTTAAATATAATATAGTTATGAACGATAATAATAATATTAATCCTAATAAAGATCTTCAAACTAATGAAAATGATCAAAACAATATAAAGGCTCAAGTTGAAGATAAAGTTGAAGATAAAGTTGAGGACAAAGTTGTGGACAAAGTTGAAGATAAAGTCGAAATTGAAGATGTAAATGAAGATGAAGATGTCGAAATAAATACAGATGATGAAGATGAAAATCTTAAGGGAGTTGAAGATCTTGAGGAAGATGAAGATATGTCCGATGATGATGAAGATATGACTGATGATGATGGATCTGATGATGACGGTTCTGATGATGACTCTGATGAAGATGGTTCTGATGAAGACGGTTCTGATGAAGATATGTCTGATGATTCTGATGAAGATTTATCAGATGATGAAGAATTAAAGAAAATGATTGATGGGGATGATAGTGATGATGACGGTAGTGGTGAAGATGACTCTGATGAAGATGATAGTGACGAAGATGATGAAAGTGAAGACTCTAGTGAAGCATATTATGGGGATAATGGAAATGAATTTATTGGTGATGTATTATTAAATAAATATATGTTATTACATAAAATTGGTTGGGGTTCATTTTCATCTGTATGGTTAACATATGATATAACTATTGATAAATTTTTTGCTATTAAGATTCAGACACCTGGAGACTATGATGAAGGAATTAAAGAATTAAAAATTTATGAAATGTTAGCAAAAGTATGTAAGGAAGATAAGAATCTTAATTCATTAATGTTAATTAAAGAATCATTTATAATTACAAAAGAAGAAGATAAATATGTATGTATGGTTATGGAATTAATGGCTGGTTCCGCATATGACATTATTAAAACTGATAAATATAGTGATGGTTTAGGTGAAGAAGTAACATTAAATATTCAAATTCAATTAATGCAAGCACTTAATGTATTACATAAATTTGATATCATTCATACTGATATTAAACCCGAAAATATATTAGTATGTGGAGTAAATGCAAAATATCAAAAAGTAATTGATCAATTTAATAAATTAAAATTAAAAGAAAAATATGATAAAAGCATTGAAGAAGTAAAGCTAAAGTATAATTTAAAGAATAAAAATCATAAGGAAAAATTAAAGCAAGATAAATATATGATATTATTAGAATTAAATAAATTTATACACGAAATTATTGATTTTGATGAAATATTAGATGATAGAACAAGTGAATTATTCAGTGAAGATTTAATAAAAAATATTAAAATTAAGCTAGCTGATTTTGGTTCTATTTTATATGAAAAAGAATTGAAAGATGATGATTGGTATCCTGAAGTAACAACAAGATATTACAGAGATCCTAGAGTAATTCTAGGTTTATCATATGATAAAAAAATTGATTTACATTCAGCAGTAGCTACATTACATGAATTACAAACTGGTAATATAAAATATAATCCAGATGAATTAAAAGATGAAGATGAAGAAAATGACTATTCTACAGATTATTATCATATTTTGTTATTACTAAGAGATCAAACAATTAATATAGATATGTTAAAATTATGTAAAAATGAAAAATTAAAGCCAGAACTAGATGAATTAATTAAGAAATTAACTGTAAAACATACTAATAAAAGAGCTGTTAAAAATAAGAGAAGATAACCGAAGATAACAGAAGATAAAAGAAGATAAAAGAAGATAGAAAATTAATATAAAAATAAATTTTTATATTAATTTGTTTTGAATATGTAGTACATTTTGGCGAACATTAGTGCTTTTTTCCAAACTATTGGATGTAAATCACTGTTGGGTCCAAAATAAACTTATCTTCTAAAAGATATTATCTCTTTTAGAAGATATATAATTAGCGCTGAATGATGTATGCCTCTGATCTATATGTACGATTCATAACAGGACTAATATTATCACAATTTTGAATAGTATGATTAATCTTATCATCTGTTGAACATCCATTAATATTAAAGCAATTCTCTTCAATATTTCTTTTGATATTCTTATATTTGTTATCTATATGACGATCAGACATATAATTAACATACTTTTCAAAGATTGGATTATTATTCAACGCAACAAGTCTTTGATTGGTAGATTGTGTGCTGGAACAGTTCTTTAAAGTGGTGGGCATTTGTGTCGATTAATTATAATTATCTAGTAGAAAGATCCCTATGGTATAAAAATTTCAATTTTTTTAATGATAGTAATAGACATGTAATGTATAGTTATAAGGCCTTAAATATATAAATTAATTTTCAATTTTTTATGTTAAAATTAGGAAAATTATATAATATATATATATATACATATTATATGACTGAAAGAATTATAGTTTATTGTGATGGTTCATCTTTAAATAATACTGCAAAAAAAGGAAATAGAGCAGAGGGTATTGGTGTATTTTTTGGTGAAAATGACCCTCGCAACATCTCTGAAGCTATTACCGATGATAAGGTTACTAATATAACAACTGAATTATTAGCATGTATAAAAGCCTTATATATATTAAAGAATGATAATTTTAAAGGGTTTGTCTACATCTATACAGACAGTATGTTTGTTATTAATTGTATTACTACATGGTGCAAAAGATGGGAAAAACAAGGATGGAAGAAAGAAGATAAATCTGAAATTGAAAATTTAGAGTTAGTTCAAGAATTATATAATCTAACAAAGACATCAAAGGTTATCTATAAGCATGTTCGTGCTCATATGGATGAACCTAAGGATAAAAAGTCTGAAGAATGGAAACATTGGTATGGTAATGGTATGGCTGATATGCAAGCCACAGCAGCTGCTAGAAGTGTAAAATTACCAGAAGTAG